ACAACCACCGCAACATCAACAGTTGGGATTTCTTCTACTTTTTCTTTTGAAGAGAATAGCAACTTCTTACAGATTCCGCCTGCTGTCCTTGGAATCAATAAGATTTTTAGATTTGATGGATCAAATACTGTTACCAATAACATGTTTAGTGTTAAGTATCAGTTATTTTTGAATGATGTGTATACTTTTAGTTCAACTGAGATCCTGTCATATGCTATGACAAAGAGATACCTTGAGGATCTAGATTTTGCATTAGGAACAGAAAAACATATCAGATTTAATAAAAGACAAGATAGACTTTACTTAGATTTTGACTGGGGTGCAGCAACTAAAGATGATTATTTAATTATTGATTGTTATAGACTTATTGATCCTAACGATTTCACTAGAGTTTATAATGACTCATTCTTGAAAAAATATCTTACTGCTCTAATGAAGAGACAGTGGGGACAGAACTTGATTAAGTTTCAGGGTGTTAAACTTCCCGGTGGAATAGAACTTAATGGTCGTCAAATTTATGATGATGCAGAGAAAGATTTAGAAATTATCAGGGAGCAGATGTCAAATACTTATGAACTTCCTCCCCTTGATATGATAGGTTGATATCATGGTGTTAAATCCATTTTTCACACAAGGCACTTCATCCGAACAAAATCTTGTTCAGGATCTTATCAACGAACAGTTGAGAACTTATGGTGTAGAAATTTTTTACATCCCAAGAAAATTCGTTACAGAAAAGTCTGTAATTAGAGAGGTAGTTCAGTCTAAGTTTGATCTTGCTTTACCTCTTGAGGCGTATGTTGATAATTACGATCAATATTCTGGTGCGGGTAATCTTTTATCAAAGTTTGGAATTGAATCAAGAGATGAAGTAAGATTAGTCATCTCTAGAGAAAGATATGAAAATTATATTACACCTTTGATTGAAGATCAATCAAATATTAAACTATCTACAAGACCAAAGAGCGGAGACCTGATTTGGTTCCCGCTTGATGATCGTCTTTATGAGATTAAAGATATTGAATACGCTAAACCATATTATCAATTACAAGATCTCTATACTTATGAACTTATCTGCGAGCTCTATCGTTATGAAGATGAGGTCATCGCAACAGGTATTGATGAGATTGATAATAACTTAGTTGGCGAAGAATCAGATGGCGAAACTGATGATGGTATCAGCACCATTCAGGGTGTCACACATACATTAACTCTGGTTGGAACTGGTGTTACCGCTACCGCTGTCACAGGAATTATCACATCTGGCGGTATTAAATTTATCACCGTCACAAATAGAGGAGGAGGATACGGAGAGATTCCGACAGTTGCAATATCCTCTGCCCCGTCAACAGGTATCACAGGTATTGCAACTGCTACCATGATTGGTGGTATCAACGTTTGCAATCTTAACGCTAATCCAAAACTGCAGTCTGTTCAATCTGTGCCTATCACAAATCCAGGTGCAGGATATACCGTTGCACCTAAGATCAAGTTCTACGGCGGTAAGGGTGGTACAGGAGCAGCAGCAACCTCTGGAATTGGTGATGGTGTAGTCGGAATTGTAACTCTTAGTGGTGGCGGTTCTGGTTATACTACGGCACCAACTATTACGCTTTCTAATGAAGTGTTCTTGTCAGGTGTTTCTACCGAGTCTGCTGAATTGGTCCCAGTTGTAAGTGCTGCTGGAACGATTAGTGCAATTAGAATCACAAACGCAGGTCTTGGTTATAGTACAGCACCAACTATTACTATCGGAAGTCCCAACATGGACTCGTCTGGAGACTTTATCTTTAATGAAGTTGTAACAGGTTCTACTAGCGGAACTACAGCAAGAGTAAGAACTTATAACTCAACCACAAATGTCCTTGAGGTTGCAAGTGTAAGTGGAACATTCACGATTGGTGAAGATATTGTAGGATCTACATCCGGTGCATCTCATGCCTTGAGGGTAATTGATACTGAACCTGACAACGATCCATTCGCTGATAATTTTGAGATTGAAACTCAAGCGGATAATATTCTTGACTTCTCCGAACAGAATCCATTCGGTATTCCCTAAATATAGTTAGTCGGACTACTTATTGTCATAAGGTCTTAACATGTTTGGATACTTTTATAACGAAATTTTGAGGAGGACAATCATATCCTTTGGAACCCTCTTCAATAACGTAACGATTCAGCAGGATAATTCTGTTGTAAAAGTTCCTCTGGCCTATGGTCCAACTCAAAAGTTTTTAGCAAGAATTGAGCAGTCACCTGATCTTAACAAACCAACGGCGATTACTCTTCCAAGAATGTCGTTTGAGTTTACAGGACTTACTTATGATCCCTCCAGAAAAGTAACGACTACTCAACAGTTTACAGTTAAAGATCCTGACGACGGAACAGAGACTAAAAAGGCATTCATGCCAGTTCCATATAACATGAATTTTGAACTGGCAATCATGACCAAGTTAAATGATGATGCTCTTCAAATCGTTGAACAGATTTTACCGTACTTTCAACCAGCATATAACCTTACAGTTCAACTAGTATCAACAATTCAAGAAAAGAAAGATGTTCCTGTGGTTCTTGAAAATATAACCATGGAAGATGACTATGAGGGAGATTTTACAAAGAGAAGAGTCTTACTTTACACTCTGAGATTTACTGCAAAGACATACCTGTTTGGTCCTGTTTCTTCTGCAACGAAGGATATCATCAAGAAGGCAACTATCAATTACCTCACAGGCACAGATACTTCAAATACCACAAGAGCACTTACTTATTCTGTCGAACCAAGAGCAATCAAAAATTACACAGGTGATGCAGTCACTAACCTGGCAGATGATGTCACTAAGACTGCTAAGACAATCAGCGTTGATAGTGCAAGTGGTTTGAGTGAGAAAACTTATGTTGATTTGAATGGAGAGACTATCTTCATCAAATCGATTGACGGCACTAAAATCTCTGTTCTTAGAGGTCAATATAATACTGCTGCAGTCACCCACGTCAAAGGTGATGGCGTATTCGTGATTGACTCCGCAGATAATGCTCTTATTGAAGAAGGTGATGACTTTGGATTTAGTGGCACTCTGACTGGAGGATTTGACGGATTATGAGTTTTAACGATTTAAACGAAACATTCAATGTTGAGGGTGAAGTAGTTCTTCCTGAGGTTTCTCCCATCAAACCCAAAAAGATTACTGCTCAAGTTGATGACATTAAAAAGGATTATGAGTATACAAGAGGTAATTTATATTCTATAATTGAAAAAGGTCAAGAAGCAATTAATGGTATTCTTGAATTAGCACAAGAATCTGATCAACCTCGTGCATATGAAGTTGCAGGACAACTTATTAAGAGTGTTTCTGATGCCACAGATAAGTTGATGGATCTTCAGAAAAAACTGAAAGACGTTGAAGAAGATAAGCAAGTTCGTGGTCCGTCAACAGTAAATAATGCTTTGTTTGTCGGATCAACTGCAGAATTAGCAAAACTATTGAAGGAAAAGGATAAAAAATGAGTGGAGATTTAGGTGATTTTTTCTCACTTATAGGTAAAGCAAAACAAGAGAAGGAGGATGAATTTCGCTCTCTTGTTGGTGAGATTGACATTGACTCAATTTTTAAAGAAACAAAAAAGTCACTGAAAGAAGACAAAAAGAAAAAGAAAAAAATAGAAAAACAAGCAAAAGCACTTGAATCATGGTTATACTCCGAGACTAAGCAAGAAGAAAAAATTGAAACTGAAGATGATAAAGAAGTTGTTAATGAAATACCAGAACCACTTGAATCATCTGAACCAGTTGTAGAAGAGCAAGAAGAGCAAGAAGAACCTGAAGAAATTTCTGAAGAGATAGAGGAAATTCCAGAGGATACAGTTGATCACGCATTAAAAATTCTTGAGACAATAAAATCGAAGGAAGAGGTTCAAGAAAATGTTGGTGATCCAGAGATTATTAAGATTAGAAGAGAATTAGAATATCTTAAAAATCTTGTAAATGCACAAGGTGGCGGTGGCGAAGTTCGCCTTGAGTTTCTTGATGATGTAGATAGGGATACAGCTTTAGTAAATGGTAAGTTCCTTAAATATGATTCTTCCTCAGGTAAATTTGTAGGAGCCTCAGGGGGTGCTGGATCTCAAAGTTTAGATGATACACTAGGAATAGGGAATACATCTGATGTTGGCATGAGTGTGGGTGTTGTCACAGCAACATCTTTCAGCGGTAATGGTATTGATCTAACGGGTATTGTAACTTCTATTGTTGCTGGATCTAATGTAACTATTTCTGGTGCAACTGGAGCAGTAACTATTAATGCCTCAGGTGGAGGCGGAGGTGGTAGTATTGCCGGTATCGATACCACAGGCACTTCATTCTTCAATCAATTAAGTATTTCTGGAGTTGCTACAGCAACTTCTTTTGTTGGAAGTTTGACAGGATCTGCTAGTAGTTTGAGTGGAGTATCGTCAAGTTTCCTTCTTGACTATAACAACTTTAGCAATACACCCACGATTCCAACTAACAATAATCAGTTAACAAATGGTGCTGGATTCATTACCACATCATTTACTAATACCAATCAGTTAACAAATGGTGCTGGATTCATTACCACATCATTTACTAATACCAATCAGTTAACAAATGGTGCTGGATTTATTACTGCTGGCGATAATATTACAGGAACTGCTGCTGGACTTAGCGGTAATCCTAACATAGTAATTGGTATAACCACAATAAGCACCGGTATTGGAACGGTTCGTGTAGGAGCAGGAGATACAACTTTATTTGTGGATGGTAATGCAAGAGTTACAGGTATTTTAACAATTGGAACTGGATCTATTACACTCGATCCAACTTCTAAAAAAATTGAGGGTATTGATGAAATTATAATTGGTACTGCAAACACCATCACAATAAAACAAGACGCCAAAGGTGAGATTGAGTTTACTGATTCTGAGGGAACTCAGAAATCTGTTGGTATTGGAACCACAGTTTCTATTAACACATCCGGCATTATAACCGCAACTACTTTTGTTGGTAGTCTCACAGGATCTGCTACTAGTCTAAGTGGGGTATCGTCAAGTTTCCTTCTTGATTATAACAATTTTAGCAATACACCTACAATTCCAACTAACAATAATCAGTTAACAAATGGTGCTGGTTTTATCACTACATCATTTACTAATACAAACCAACTGACTAATGGTGCTGGATTTGTTACCTTTACGAATAATAATCAGTTAACAAATGGTGCTGGTTTTATCACTACATCATTTACTAATACTAACCAACTGACTAATGGTGCTGGGTTTATTACCTCTAGTGATGACATCTCAGGAACTTCTGCAGGATTAAGTGGTTCTCCAAGTATTACCGTAAATGCAATATCAGCAACTTCTGCAGAATTCTCAGGTAATGTTACTATTGGTGGCACTTTAACTTATGAGGATGTAACTAATATTGACTCTGTAGGTCTTGTAACAGCGCGAATTGGAGTAAATGTAACTGGTGGACAAATTGCTGTTGGTGCTGCATTCTCTGTTGGTCAGGCAGGTGTTGTAACTGCCACAACTTTTGATGGAAATTTGGCAACAAGTAATCTTACAGGAACTATAACTAATGCACAGTTAGCAGGTTCTATTGCGAATGCCAAGTTAGCAAACTCTAGTATTGCTATTGGTGGTATCACCTTTAATCTAGGTGATACTGATGCTACTCCGGCATTTGACTTGTCTGATGCTACTGATTATCCATTTACAAGTCTTACAGGAATTACGACAGTTATTTCTGGAGACTCTACACCTACCCTTGGTGGAAACTTAGGTCTTAATAGTAAAACAATTAATGGCACCGGTAAC